TATTAAATGCAGATTGCATAAAAGCGTACTGTTTCCGGTATTGCAGATATTAATATTCTTAACAATTGCATAACTACCTGCATTGTTGCTTAGTGTGTATACACTCATTGCATTGTCACTACCAATATATAGAGTTTTTGGTATTAAGTTAGCCATTAGAACCTCATCCAAGTAAGAATACTTGTATCATTTGTCACAGTGTTCATATCCTGAATTGTGGTTGCATCTAGCACATGATCAACGATTTCACCCGCTGTGTGCGCCACTGCGCTTGTTGAATCGTAACCCCGAGAAGATACGGTAAAAGTATTTACAGTTCTTGAAGAGCAAAGCATTTTTTCTTCCGAAGCAGTCCCTCTTCCAATTACGATTACAAAAGGATTTGTTGAGCCAGAGGGAAAAGTGGTTCCATCAACAACTATAATTGATGTTGCTGAGTTTGATATATTTGCTGTCAACTGTGTCTTTAGAACACCACCAGCGAATTCTCTTCTTAACAAAGCAACCCCCTAATTAGTTGATAGAAATACTTAGGTCGCCTGCGCTGACTCTAAGAATGTCTCCTGCATCAAGTGATTTGTTTGCAGTTAGAGGACCATATACAAGAATATTTCCGCTTGAAACTGCGTCAGTGACTGCAATCGCAACAACGGTGCATGCAGGCATTCCAGTAAAGTCAACATTTGCAACATTTGTTGTGGAACCAGACGCAGCACCATTGAATGTTACTACTTTTCTTACATATGATCCACCAGAAACTTCCGTTCCTGCCGTTGAATCTGTTGGGGCAGCTGTGTATAGCGCCAAGTAAACCGCTGCGGGTTTTGTATAAGTTGTTGTTCCTAGAAAATGATCAAGAAGTTTAACTTCAAGATAATCGCTTAAGTTTCCAGCCATTAATTAATCCTCCTTAGAAGCCAAGTACTCTTCAAGTTCAAGTACATCTGGGATTCTAAAATTTTCAAGAGTGAGAAGGAAGGCGGCTTGTTCCTGTGTAACTTCTTGAATATAATCTTCTCTTGTAAAGACAAGACCATTTCCGCTATAGGCAGCACCGCTTTCAAAGATAATAACAATAAGGTCTGGATTAACAGAACTTGCTACGCTTGAAACTGGTTTTGCTTCTTTTGGTTTTGCAGCAGCTTTCTTGGCTGGTGCTTTCTTAGCCGGGGTTTTATCAACATTTAGTGATGTTGAGGTAACAATATTTTCACTCATGATAAATATCTTACCATACTTAACTATAAAATGCGAAAAGGAGGGGATATTTCACCCCTCCCAATCACAAATTTTTAATTACTAATTACAGTGTACGAAGCTTGACATTCTTACCGATTACATATGAATCGGCATTTTCAATGTTGCTTGCAACTCTCATGTACTGAGTATATTCGATTGTGTCTGTCTTTGGCTTGAACTGACGGTATACAGTAATATCACGATGGATACCGATAACACGGTTGTTAGGGAATGTGAGTTCCACATAACCATGTGATCCTGTTGCACCTGAGTAGTCACCGGAAACAGTTTCTGGCATCAAAGGTACTTCAATCAGCGGAATGCCGAATGGTGAGATACCAGTTGAACCAGGACCACCGTTACCACGCAACGAACCTTGAAGGAATGCAGCTTCACCAACTTGTGACATTGGTGCAGGTGCTCCTGCGGTTGCTGGAGTAGCGGAGTTTGGATTACCTAAACTGTAGATGGTGTCTTGAACATTGCCTGAACCAGAGAAGAATCTCAGTTCATTTCTGCGCTGAAGATACTTTGTTGGCATATTGCGAAGAATACGGTCATAAGTAGCTCTTGAAACCTGATTACCAGCCTCATCAACTGTGCGGCCATTTGTCTTAGCAAGCTTTACAAAACCATCAAGTGCCTTGAGAAGACCATTTGCTGAAGATGTATTACCATTGATGAACAAATCGTCAAGGTCGTTGGCTGTCTGACGAGCCATAACTTGTGCGATGTGATCTTCAAGAGATGCACCTTCAATGTTGTCTTCCAAAGACTCAGTGCTCAATGCCCAGTCAAGACGAAGCTTAACGGTTGACAATGAAACCTTGCTGAATGTTACAGCGGCATTTGCACTGCTGTCTGTTGCCTCTGTTGCCTTTGAAAGCAAGCGAGTGCCTACGGAAACCTTATCGATTTCCATTTGTGGTGTACGCATACGAACGACTCTTGCGTTCTGCATAAGTACAGACTGATCAATAACAAAATCGAGGAATCGATTTGACTGAGCTGGTTTCATCAAACCACCTGAATCATTACCTACAACCCCAGTTGTTACTTCGTCAGCTTTTGATAGAATTTCTTCTTGTGATGCCATTTTGTTTTTCCTCCTATTATGACTTATAGCCCAAGGAGTTAATTAAACCTTGTGGCAAATATACATTGTTCCATAGCGATGCTGGAGCGGACTTGGTAAGTTCCTCGCCATCCTCATCATCCTCTGGATCAACACTTTTCTTGATAGCACCAGCAGTTGCGAAGGCCTTAACCTGCTCTTCCTGCTCGGTCAGAGCTTGCTCTGTTGCTTCTAATTTTTCTTGAAGTTCAGCAGTGCTGGCTTCAAATCCCTTTGTAATATCATCGATCTTATTTTGAACCGAAGCTTCAATCTCTTCTTTAATTGAAGTAGCGAAGGTTTCGAGTTTTTGATCAACCACATCACTGAGAGCGTTTTTTAGGATTTCAATATCCATTTCTTCCTCCTGTGTGTTTTCAGTTACTTCAACTTGTGCTGAAGCATTTTCTTGAACATCTGGAACAAGCCAGTTAACTACTCTTTTAAGCAGAGATAGTCTGTTTATTTCTTGTTCATTCATGTTAAAGACCTTATCATAGTTTATATCTTTTTGCAATTCATTCTCTTGCATTTTAACTAAATCATTGTCATTCTCAGTTTTACCAATTGCATTCATCATTTGATTAAGGATTTCAGTCATTGGGTCTTTTTCTGTAGAGTCATCGCCTTCCGGATCTTCTGATGGTGTTCCTGTTGAAATACCAAGGGATGCACGAAGTTGCCAATCCCATTTTTCATGCAAATCAATTCTTTCTGCAAGAAAGTTTGCAACACCTTGTTCATTTGAGTCATTGGCAACATTGAATCCTTCTTTTGCTAATTCTAAATACATTTTATTTTTTTCATAAATATCCATTGCAAGTTCTCTTGAATCTGTTGTTGCTGAGTCATCCTCATATGAAGACATGTCTTCAGCATCCCCTAAAGCAATGGGGAAATCTCCAAGTTTTCTAATATTTTCTGCAATTCCGTCAATTGACTCAAATACATCTGCATAGATTTCACCAAAAAGGTCGTGATATTCACGAAAATCTACACCCTCAACATTCCAGTGCGCTCTGTGAGAGGAAAAATAAAGAACTGCGGCATTAGACAAAAGATTGTTTAATGTATCTGTTAATGGAGAGCTTTTTTTGATTTTGTTTTTCATAGAAAACTCCTTTTTCTTTTTCTTTGGCTGAGTTGGTGTTTTAAAACTACCTTGTGTTGGATTCTTAATTCCTGCACTCATATTCCCAGCCATAACTTCGCCTTCTTTTTCAAGATCAATCTCAATACCTTTTTCTTTAGTATTCTGATATCTTTCAAGAAGTCTGCGACCTTTTGCAGCTAATTCTGCTGCATCCTGTGCATTTTGTGGCACAGGTTCCCCCCAAGCTGCTGCCGACAGCGCAAGCCTTGTTGGTCTTCCCTTATCATCCTTCATAGGACCAGATGGGTTTGTAAAGAAGCGTGTAAGGAATGAACCTTTTCTACGCATCTTTTCTGGAGTATCTGCTGCACCTTTCACACCGGGCTTAAGATTTGCACCCTCGGTTTGCTTAAAATGTCTACGACCTGCAGCGGTCAAACCACCCTTGGGGTCTTTTATAGGTTGTTTTGCTTTTTCAAAATCAATACCCTCAACAAGATCTAGGATGTAATCAAGATTTCCATCAACATCCATTTTGATAATATCAACAATCGCCAATGCGTTTGCTGGATTGTCTACGAGACTTAGTTCGCCAAGAACATAATTCTTAATCACATTAACTGGCCTACCACGATGCATCTTCTCTGTTGATTCAACTTTTTCAAGAATCTTTCCGCCAATTGAGAATGCACGAAGAGTGCCATCAAGAACTTTTTGCCAAGTATTTTCGGCTCCCTTTGAGATGTAAGCATCAACACGAACGGCATTGTACATAACTCCATCTTCGCCCATGACTTGAATTGGGTTGTAACTTACAGCCTTGCCAACGGCAACTGGGGCATGCATTTCACGAATGTTTCCACCCCAATTCTTAAATGCCTCAACAGAAGCGGTAAAGTCAACAATGTCTCCACTTTTATCTATATTGTCAGCAGTAGCAATACCGCTTACAATTCTTTCTTCTTTCTTGATCATGTCAATAGGGAAGGACAAGTTAAAATTTTCCATACATACCTCGTAATCTTAAATTATACACCATTTTGTGTATAATTAGCCAAAAGCCATTACAGATAATGTTACTGCTGCTGTTATTACCTCAATTGATGTATAGTCTCCATCAACTTTTAGATAACCACCACCACTATTCATTGCCGGAACAAGAATAGTCAATGGTCCTCCGTTTAGTTTTACAATGGCATTTGTGGTTGCATGTGTATTAAGAATTCGGATAGAATCCGTATGTCTTCCTATGCTTACAGCGCCATCAGCGCTGGTTAGTGCTGTATTCGAAAATACTAAAGTACCCTCACTCATTTGTTTCTCCTTCAAATACCTTAACGGTATCTATATTGTCGCCAGAATCTTGACTCTGACCTCTTTCTTTTTGATCCCCAGCAGCCTGAACACCACTCGGTGTTGCTCCACTGTCAGATCTAGACTTTGGTGGTTCAGATGATGCATTATTGGAATTTCCAATAGGAGCTCCACCATTTTCTTGTTTAATTTTTGTTGGGAATGGCAGCATTTCATCTCCCTGAGATCTTTCAGGAAGACCAATTTTGCTTCTAACCTCATTTGGACTGACAACTTCTGTACGGAGATATCTGTCATAAATTCTTGATTCCATATCTTCGTCAAGAAGATCTATCTTCTTCAACTTGAACTGAAGCAAGTCTGTAAACTCCGCAAGAAGGCGATTAATCTTCTTTTCAATAATTGCCTGATCTGGCCCTATTACTTGGATCTTAAATGTTTTGTCCGCATCTCTTGATACAGCAAGGTTTGCGTTGTCATAGACACCAACTTTTGGAGCAGGAACTCTGTTTGCAATAAGGATTTCATCACGATTTGATTTGCGATATTTGTCAAAAGAAGCATCTTGAATCCCGGCTTCTAGTTTTTCAAACTTAATGTCAGCATCTCCGCCAATTCCAGCAGGTAACGGAACAATAAGA